AAAATGATCTTTATGTAAAACTTAAGGATGATTTAAAATATTTCAAACGTATTACTACTGATGATTATTATAAAAATAAATCTAATGTTGTTATTATGGGTTATAATACTTATAAATCTATTAGTAAATTATTTCCGGATGGTAAACTATTACCAAATCGTATTAATATTGTTATTACTCGCAATCATCAAGAAGAATTAGATGAATTATCTATTACTAATTTTCCATCATTACATGATCTGTTTCAATATTTAGAATGTAAAATATCTGAAATTGGCAAAGTTTTCATTATTGGTGGATCAAGTATATATCAAGAAGTTTTTGAAAATTATTTATCTATGATTGATACAGTTCATCTTACAAAAGTTAATACTAAACCATTATCAAATAATGAATATTTACAAGCAGTTGATAAAAATGTTGTCTTTTGTAAATTACCTTTTGATGATTTAATTAATTCAAAAGCATTGCAATCTATTAATTATAAATATGATATTAGTGATGGCAGTATTTATGATTTAAAAACAGATTCTTATATTGATACAAAATTAAAATATACTATTAATGTATTACAAAATTGTAACACAGTTAATAATGATGAATTACAATATTTAAATTTACTAAAAAATATATTAAATGAAAATAATATTAAATCTACTCGTAATGCTGATGTTTACAGTATATTTGGTACAAGAATGGAATTTGATTTACGTAATGGTTTCCCAATTTTGACAACTAAACGGGTTCCATGGAAAACTGTGCTTAGAGAACTACTATGGTTTATTAGTGGTTCAACTGATAATCGTATTTTGAAAGAAAAAAAGGTAACTATTTGGAATGCTAATGCTAGCAGAGAATTTTTAGATTCGAGAGATTTAGATTATGAAATTGATGATTTAGGACCAGTTTATGGATTTCAATGGAGACATTTTGGTGCTGAATATGTAGATTTTGATAGTGATTATACTGGTAAAGGTATTGACCAATTAAAATATATTATTAATGAAATAAAAGAAAATCCATCTAGTCGTAGATTAATCTTAAATAGTTGGAATGTTATGGATATACATAAAATGGCATTACCTCCTTGTCATGTTATGGTTCAATTTAATATTGATAAAGAATTTATTGATTGTCAATTATATCAACGTTCTGGCGATATGTTTTTAGGTGTTCCATTTAATATTACATCATATGCATTTCTATTACATATCATTGCCAATTTAACTGGATATATTCCTAGAAAACTTGTTCATATTATCGGTGATGCTCATATTTATTCAGAACATCTTAGTGCTGTTAATAAACAATTAATGAGAACTCCTAATCCTTTCCCTAAACTAAAAATAAATAAATTATCTGATATTGACGATATCCATGAAGATTCGTTCAAAATTATTAATTATGATCATTATAACACTATTCCTGCACCTATGATTGCTTAAATTATCTACGTAATCTTCTAAATGTTTTATTTTTGACTTTATCATTTCTATCTTTTATCATACCAACAACTTCTACACGTTCATCATCATTTTTTGTATTATCATTTAAATGTTCCATAAATAAATGATATCTATTTATTTCACCATCATCTGCTTTCATCAAATACTTTTCTAATAAATGATTGTTATATAAATAATCATTATTTAATATATTTATAAATCTATTTCTACTATGATGTTTTACATCTTTTAATATATGCATTAAATCATTTAACATATATTTATTTATTGGTATATCTGGTATATCTACTACTGAATCCGCGTCTGTTTCACTGCTCGTTTCACTGCTCGTTTCACTGCCCGTTTCACTGCTCGTTTCACTGCCTGTTTCACTGCCCGTTTCACTGCCTGTTTCACTGCTCGTTTCACTGTCACTATCAGATATTAATAAATCATCACCTGGCATACGTTTTTTAAATACATATTCTTTTTTATCGCCGGGTTTTCTAGGCATACCTTTAGGTTGAGGCATACCTTTAGGTTGAGGCATACCTGGTCGTTGAGGCATACCTGGTCGTTGAGGCATACCTTGTGGTTGTGCCATACCTGGTTTTTGTGGCATACATGGTTTTTGTGCCATACCTTGTGGTTGTGCCATACCTTGTGGTTGTGCCATACCTGGTTTTTGTGGCATACCTGGTTTTTGTGCCATACCTTGTGGTTGTGCCATACCTTGTGGTTGTGGCATACCTTGTGGTTGTGCCATACCTGGTTTTTGTGGCATACCTTGTGGTTGAACCATACCTGGTCTCGCATCAGGACCTTTTCTATCCTCTAAACCTCTTGGTTTATCTAATTTTCTTTCACGATTACCTTCATCATCTACTTTTTTTCTTAAATTATTAATTTCATCGCCTCTATTATTATATCTTTGTAATTCTTGTCTTAGTTTATCATCGCCTCTATCATTATTTCGTCTATTATTGTCTCTATTATTATCATATCTATTGTCTCTTCTACCACGATTGTCACGATTGTCACGATTGTCTCTATTACCATAATTGCCTCTATTATCTCGTTTGTTTCTATTGTCTATTCTTATTCTATTTAATGTATCTTTAAAATATTTTATATCATTATTTAATTGAGATAATTCTAGATATTTGTCATTTAATAATAATTTATTTTCTTCATCCTGATATTTTTTAACTAAACTTCCTATATTATCTAATTTAGATTTAATATTATTGTATTCTCTAGTTAAATCAGATATTCTCATATACACATCATCTTTATCTTTTTCACTTTTAATACTATTTAAACGACTTTGGATACTACTTTTTTTAGAATCTAAATCACTAAAATCTATATCATTTATTTTTTGCTTTATCTGTTCATCTGTATTATCTGATTGGTCATTCGGATTATTTAATATACTTTCTGGTTTACCTTGTTTACCTTGTTTACCTGGTTTAACTGGATCAGTTGTTGTAAATTCTATGCCATCTTTAATACAAATATTGTCTGGTAATCTATCTACATGTAGTTTACATAGTGAATCATCAGATTCGTTTTCTAATTTCATTGCATCTTCTTTATTTTCTGGAACACCCTTCTCTAATTTAAAATATTCTATATATTTATCTACTGATTCTGCATTGTCTTTGTTTTTTATTTCATTTCTAGTTGTTTCAAAGTACCAAGAATTAGAATTACGTATTTCTTGTATATTAGTAAATTGATCAGTTCTTTTAAATTCTTTTGCTATTGCATCTATATCTAATGTTTCTAAATTATGTGATTGGATTGCTGTAAATTTAGATATTAAAATAATATCTGATATTTTAAATTGTGCTAAATAATCACGCATTATATGTGAATGAGTTATTACATGTACTTTATTATCATCGTCTACTTTTTTTCCATAATAATTATTTGGACGTTCAAACCATTCCATAAATTTTTGTAAATCTCCTTTACTTGTAAATTTTTCATTACTATTTGGACCAATAGTATCTACAATATTACAAAATGTCCATAATTTATATTCACCATTATCATTCTTATATACTATTTCTTGTAATTGTGAATTTCTTTTTTGGGCTGGCAATTTTAATATGACTGTTTCTGGTAAATTTGAATACCAATTTTCATCTTTATATTTTTTTAATACATTTAAAAATTCTAAAAATTTATTTGTTGTAATATAAATATCATCTGGATAATTACCAGTTTTAAATGGTCCAGGTCCATGATGATATTCTTTTAAATATGGACTTATATAAAGTGTAATTGTTTCTCTTTTATTTTCATTTGTTACACCATATAATAAAAATGCTGTTATCCATGTTCTGTATAAATTTGATACATATATATGAGAAAAATTAAAATTTGTTTCATCTTTTAATTTATATTTTATTGTTTCATCTATACCATATACTGTTCCACCTGGATCGTCATCTTTTGCTTGTGCGAGATTACTGGGACGTCTTTCACCCATATCTATGTTATTACAACTTTGTAAATGACGTGTAAATTGGAATTTAACTTCTCTTTGTTTAATTTTTTCCTGTTGTTTATCATAATTATCATCTTCAGATTTATAATAATCTTCTGGTAAACATTCTGTTTTTGTTTCATCATCTTCTTCCCATTCCCACCATAAACACGGTTTTGTACATTTATCTTCGTCTGCATAAATATTACAATTTACATTCTCGTCTTGTGCTTTTTTAGATGCGGCTGGTGCTGTTGGTGATCTTACTGTCGCTGGTGCTCGTGCTGGTGCTGGCTCCGGCTCTGCCTCTGCCTCTGCCTCTGGCTCCGGCTCTGCCTCTGCCTCTGGCTCCGGCTCTGCCTCTGCCTCTGGCTCCGGCTCTGCCTCTGCCTCTGGTTCAGGTTCTGGTTCTTGAAGTAGTGGCGGTGATGCTTTTTTCCCATCTTCGGGAAAGAGTTCTTCTTCTTCTGCTTTTTCATCATTATTGTATGGGTTTTGTATATTAGTATTTCCTATATTACCACGTGCAAATGTATCCAGTTCTTCTTCTTTTTTATCTTTTGACCAACAACCATAATATTTATCAACGCAAGGATATTTTGAATCTGTACATATTTCTGAGTTATATTGTGTACCTTCTTTATTACAATTAGTACCACCATACATTTCATTGTAATATTCATGGTATGCAGAATTTTTAAAATATCCTCCTAATTTATTCATTTTTTTATTATTCATACTATATTATTAATTATATTTTATTTATACAAATCTAATCTTTTATCTATAATTTTCCATATATTATCGTTTATCGTATTATCTAATACTCTAATATTTATCATATCGTTCGTATATCTTTCATATTCTTTATTTATACTTATAACATCTAAATCTTTTGTATAAAAACTTAAATCTATATAATTTTTTTTTATATCTAATTTACATACTAAACTATCATTTTTAATAATATATAAGTTATCATTGTCACTACATATTTTCATATCTTTCATTTTATACATTTTCTCAAAATATATTAAATTGTTCATATTTAATACATTTGTATCTACTATATTTTTTAAATCAATATTCTCTGATAATAATGATATATTTACTGGTTTATGTTTTCTTATTTTTTCTAATAATGTATCATATGTTATATTTGCTTTTGTATTATATTCTACTACATTACGATACATCATATCTACACTCCGATTCATAGTATTACGATGTTCATCAATTTGCATTTTAATTCTTGAAAAATTATTAATACATTCGTTTAATTCATACATACTTTCATTTATTTCATGTAATACGTCCCGAATATTATCATTTTTTAATAAATGTCGTTTATCTAAATATCCACTATCAATTAATGATAATAAAAATTCAGTTCCAATTTCTATCCCATGTCCGTTTAATCCAGCACATGATATATACACTAATATACTATTGTCTATAATTTCATAATCTATTAATTTTTTACCAACTATTCCAGATGTTTGTGATACAAATATACCATATTTACTATTTGTTGTTGTCATATCATCTTTAAACTTTTGTATTTCTTTACTTGGAACATTTGAACTATATGTTTTTATTTCATATAATATCTTTCCATAATTATCACTATAAGCAAATAAATCACTTTCATGTGCTGTCCCAGTTGTATTTTCTATCGTCCAATCTGGATATTTTTTCTTTAAACTATTCATTGCTAAACTTTCACCAAGTTTTCCTTTTTTTGATGAATTATTTTTGATATTTAATAAATCACATAACATATTATTTATTTTGTTTATATTTTCACTGTTTTCTATATTATTTTCTACAATTATTTCTCGCAATGGTTCAATATAACTATTACCATTCATAGTTGTTTGGCTCATTTGTATTGATTTTAATCCAATAGTTAATGCTGTATTTAATATATCTGGATCATAATTGACACTTTCTAAATATTCTAAGTCCTCACTATTTTTGATATCTAATGATATAGTTTTCATAATTATCACTTATTAATATTACTTGTTTTAGTTTTAAATTTATTTTATTTAATATTATTATAATGGATAGATTCACTTCTGGTAATTTATATGGTAATACAAATATTAGTAGTTTTGATCCCGGACATTTGCCTAAATTAACTGGAGATTCCAAAGGTAATAGTATAACCGGAGGTACCAGAGGTAAAAGTATTTCTGGTGGTACCAGAGAAAATAAAAGTGATGATAATGTTCTTATGAATAATAGTATTAAAAAAGTTATGCAAAAAAACAGAGAATTACATAAAATGGTTGTAAAATTACAATTAGAAAATGATAAATTAACGGCAGAAAACACTAAATTTAAAAAAATTGTTGGAAAACATAAATCTAGATAAATTATATATTATATATTATATGTTTCCTGAAAAAATAATAATAGATGCAATATCTGATTATGAAATATCTAATCCACAAACAACAAAAAGTGATGTAAGTTTTGATGATGTTAAATATGAAATGACTATATTTGATTATATGACTAGGAATGTATTATTACATGTACCTACAAACACAATATTACATTTTGGATTTCATCCTTCATATTATTCATATTATCAAAATGATTATTTTAATAAATCAACATATCCTGGCGCATCTAAAGGTATTCATCCATCACGATGGGAAACACTAGAAGAAATCAGTAGAGATTTTAATATAAAAGAATTACCTAATCAAGATTATATTGATATTGAACGAAATAGAAGGGGTAAATATAGCGGAAATACAATAATTTTTAAAGGTCTTTTTAATATTTTAAGATTTTTTATCTATAATATAGATTACTGTTTAGAAAATTATTCAAGTACAAGTGTAGTATTTTTAAATAGTGTATTTGCTCATTATACAGATGATGATATTAATAATGAAACGTGGCAAATGAGTACACCTACTTTTACTGACTTAACACGTTTACTAGATACATTAAGACTCCGATCTCATTTGCGAGCTAGCAGAATATTAATTGATTATCCATATATAAAAGGTTTAAGTCAAAATGTAAAATATATAAAATTAAATGGAGACTTACATAACTTATTTACTGAAAATATAATAGTAGATGAAGAAATGAGAAGGTATCTTCCTCCTGAAAGACTTGCGGAATATAAAAATCCAGATACATTATACACTCTTGATGATATAAGTAATTTTATTAGTGTAGGTATTTCTAATAAATATTTTCCTAGTAAAATTGAAGAGTATGATTCAACTATGCCATATTATAAATCAACCATATTAATAAATGAAACTTTTTGGTGGCCACGTGAACATAATAGTGAATTTAATATTAATTTAATGAGATTATTCAGATTACTATCACTATATTTAAAAGAAAATTATAGTTTATATAGTTCTATAAATGAATTAAATACATTTGTAAAAAGACAACCAGCAGAACAAAGGTTAGCATTTGCTAAAAATTATAATACTAGATTACAAGAAAATGATCAATTACCATTTGATATTTTAGATACAATATCTGGTCATGAATTATCAAATCCTAATATATCTAGACGCATATATAGTCAAAATGTTGATAAATTAGTGAGAAGCACTTTACAACCAAGAAAAACAATATTAGATACTTATTTAGATATGTTAAAAGATGAAAATTTAAGTAAAGAAGATAAAACAAAAACAAAAAGAAAAATATATAATAGATTAACAAGGGAAAATAAAAGTCATTTATATAATGATTTAGTATCACCAGATATTGATCCAACTATGGAAGATATGTATGAACCTCCTTTTGAACCTGAACCTGAACCTGAATATATTAGTAAAAATAAACCTGTTAAAAAGACAAAAAAGAAGAAACGTAAAAAAAAGAAAGGTAAGAAAAAAAGATAAGTTACATGCGAATAAATGGTGTAACATTTTGATTACTCATTCTACGTGAGGTTGCTTTACGTTTTGTTCGAATCATCTCTCGTTTATATTTTTTCTTTTGTGCTGGTGTTAAATTTTGATATTGCAATAATGGATTATATTGTGATGGTTTTGGTGGTGATGGTTTTTTTTTTGGTGGCGATGGTTTCTTTTTTGGTGCTGATGGTTTCTTTTTTGGTGTTGTTGATTTCTTTTTTGGTGTTGTTGATTTCTTTTTTGGCGTTGATTTCTTTTTTGGTGTTGTTGATTTCTTTTTTGGTGCTGATGGTGTTGATTGCTGATTCCAAGGGTTACCCGGATCTCTTTTTGATGCTTTAAATCTTCTTCTCATTTCTATAAAAAATTTACGATCATCTGAATCTGGTCCAATACCATTACCACTACCATATTGATCTAACATATCTATATGGTCTGCCATCATAGTATTTTCTCTTTCTTCTCTTAATTTTTGCCGCAACTTTCCAGTTGGTCTAGTAGATGTTAAAAAATCACTTACCGTTTGTATCATATCTGGATTATAACGTATATTACTAAATGTATTTGTCATATGATCCATTGTCATATGATCCATTCCTTTCATAAGTGATAAACGTTGTCTTGCTTTTGTTAAGTTTATTTTATCTCTAGTTTCATCTTTCATTCTTTTAATTATATCTTGATTTGATTGTGATTTATATATTCTACCTAAATGACGATGTATTTTATTCATAATAATAGGATCATCTGGTATTATAGATGGTTGTGTCATTGCTTTTGCTAATGATAAATTTTTTTGATTTTTAATTAAATCAAATGAATCTTCTTCACATTCAACTTCTCTATAAATAATATCTCCATCTTTATAAATTATACCAGTATTAGTTCCTACAGCTAATATTTCTGCATCTCTTGGTCTTATAATCTGTATACTAACATTTCCATTATCACGATATGCGCCACGGTACTGCGGTTGACCTGGAAGACGAATGCGTTTTAATCTTCCTTTAGCATAATATTGATTATCAAAACGATCTATTATACCAATCATATTTGGATTCATACTCTGCCAACGCGTGTTACTTAAATTATCCGTTTCTCTCATTACAAATCTACCTAAGTATACTTCTTTTATTTTTCCATTTTTATATATCTTTTCATAACATTTCCCGACTTCTGGAGTAGTTGTTATATTATCATATGTATCTTCTATATTATTTAAAATGTCCGTGTTCATATATATATATTATATAATATAATTTATTTAAAGGATATCACTAATAATATAATAATAATAGAATGAATAACACTTTTTTGATTGATTTTGAAACTACTGGATTAAATCCATATCATGATGAAATTATTGAATTTGCTATAAAAAAATATAATGATATTTCACATATTCAAAGTTTAGTAAAACCTAATAAAACATTTCTGATACCTCCTAAGATTACTGAAATTACTGGTATTACTACACAAATGATATTTGAGGGGCAAAATGTAATTGATAGTATTGTAGCAACTGAAATGATGTTTAATTATTTAAATGATACATATGATGGTAATGGAAAAATTTATTTAATTGCTCATAATGGTATACCATTTGATTTTGTATATTTAAGAACACTTGTTAAAAAATATTGTATAAAAAAAAATATGGTGCTAAAAGATATTACATTATTTTGTAATTATGATAATATTGTATTTATGGATAGTTTAGATATTGCTAGGTCATTTGTACCACATTTATATAGTTATTCGCAAAAAAATTTATGTAAAATATTTAATATTGTTCAAAATAATGCTCATAGAGCACTTGGAGATGTAGAAGATTTAGAAAAAGTATATTATACTATTGTCAATTATGGTATTGGTAAATTTAAATATGATAAAGATTTATTACAGTATCCACAGAAAATATTTGATCGTGTTTATGGTATTTAAGATCACTTTATGTTTAAAATATATAAAAGATAACTTTATTATAATTAATTATGGAATATCCAAATGTATCAATATTAATGCCTTCATATAATCGCAGAAAGTTTTTACCACTTATCACACATAATTTAATGAATATGGATTATGATAAAAGTAAACTGGAATGGTGTATATTTGATGATGGTGCAGAACCATTATTTACAGATGAAACATTAAAACAAACTAGAAAATTATTAAGTCCTCTTAAAATTGTATATAAATATGATAAGAAAAAACGTGATATTGGAGTTAAACGTAATATGTTGGTAAAAATAAGTAAACATAAGATATGTATTATGATGGATGATGATGATATTTATTTTAGTAGTTATATTAAACATAGTGTTGAAACATTAAAAAATAATAAAGTAGGATTAGTTGGTAGTAATCATATGCTTTTTATTTATCCAGAACATAATTATAAAATGAGTATGATAGAATGTCAAGCAAAGCGACAAATACATGAAGCTACTATGTGTTTTACAAAAAAATATTTTAATGGTATGCCAGGATTTGCAAAGTCATCTTTAGGAGAAGGTGCCAAAATGATTGATAATAATGAGAATAATACTGCTTATACTAATATTAAACGTAGTATGATATGTTTTTGTCATTCTGGTAATTCATTTAATAAAGAGCAGTTTTATAAATATAAAACTGATATTCGATTTAAAAATATGGATATAATAAATATTTTACAAGATATATGTGGTATAAAATACGATGTTGATAAACCTGATACTGACGATGAAGATAATAATGATATAGAAGAGAGTATTGAAGTTGAACAGAGTGTTGAAGTTGAACAGAGTGTTGAAGTTGAAACAAAAGATTAACTTACTAATTTACTCTATTTCCAGATAGTAATTTGAAATTATTTAAGGAAGAATTCAGTATTATAAAAAAGAATAGAGCAAAGAACATTATATACAATGAACAGTACACAGATGAACAAGTTTCTTGATGAGATTGTTGAAAAATTCAATGGTCAAGAATTTACCATTGATGATATCAAAAATCTGGATACATTTGCAGAACCAAAAAAGATTAAAAAGAAGAAGGATTCAAATGCTCCAAAAAGGGCATCTACCGCATGGATATTTTATACAAGTGAGACGCGTATTAAATTGCGCGATGAGAATCCAGACAAAAAAATGACTGAATTGACAACAATTATGAGTGAGATGTGGCGCAATCTTTCAGATGAAGATAAAGAACCATACAGAATCTTGGAAGGCAATGATCGTAAAAGATACAAACTGGAAAAAGAAGAATATGACAGCAATTCTGATACTAATTCTGACAGCAATTCTGACAGTGATACAAAAAAGAAAACAAAAGATCCTAATGCGCCTAAGAGAAACATTAACGCATACTTTCATTTTGGCAAAGTAATCAGAGCAAAAGATTCAGATGTAAAATATACTGCATCTGCTCTGAAAAAATTATGGGCGGAACTTGATGATAAATCAGAATATCAAGAACTTGCGAATGTAGATAAAGAACGTTATCTCAAAGAAAAGGAGGAATATGAAAATAAGTAATCAATAAAAAACAAATATGAAAATCAGTAATCAACAATCAATAAAATCAATAATAATAATATTTTTTATTATAATATATTGTATAATATAAGTATGTTAGAGTTTAAGTATGCTGTATTTTTATCTACATTTTTTGTGTTTTTATTAGAGGGATTATTTCATTATAATGTTGGTAAATCAGGATTAAAATCATTATGTTTGCCTAATAAATATGATTTTTGTAAAATCGTTTTAATCTTAGGATTTTTTTCTGTGTTAAATGCATATATATCAAAATATTTATTTGATTATGATAAAAATAAAATTACTTAAAGATATATTATTAATATATAATGTATAAGTATAATGTGTATAATATAAATGATCGTGTAGCTCAGTCGGTTAGAGCACCTGTCTTATGAGCAGGAGGTCACGGGTTCAAGCCCCGTCATGATCACCAAGCCTATCTAGCTCAGTTTGGTAGAGCGCAAGACTTTTAATCTTGTGGTCGTGGGTTCGAGTCCCACGGTAGGCATATTATTTTATTTTTATTTTATATCATATGCTTGGTTGGCCGAGTGGTTAAGGCGGCAGACTTAAGATCTGTTGGACATAGTCCGCGTGGGTTCGAACCCCACACCAAGCAAATTAATATTTTTTTGACTGATAATTATATCCGTGTGGCGCAACTGGATAGCGCGTTAGACTTCTAATCTAAAGGCTGCGGGTTCGAATCCCGCCATGGATAAATTTTTTCTTATGTTATTATTAACATATGTACATATTCCCGAGCGGTCAAAGGGGTTAGACTCAAGATCTAATGCAATATGCTTCGTGGGTTCGAATCCCACTATGTACAAACTCAACATAGCTCAGTTGGTAGAGCAAGGGACTGTAGTTCCCTGGGTCACTGGTTCAAGTCCGGTTGTTGAGAATTGTGGTCTTGTGGTGTAATGGTTAGCACTTTGGACTTTGAATCCAATGATCCGGGTTCAAATCCCGGCAAGACCTATAATTATTTTTTTAAACATAAATTAGGTACCATAGCTCAGTTGGTTAGAGCGAGCGGCTGTTAACCGCTAGGTCACAGGTTCGATCCCTGTTGGTACCGTTTTTTTGAATTTTACAATATTTCTAAATTGTAATAAAAAAATAAAAAATATATATATTGTTGATTTTGTTTGTATTCGTTTTTGTATTCATTTTTGTAGATTCTCAACATTTTCTAGATGTGTATTTTCACATTCACTATTATACCATTCTACT